TTCAATCGCTCCCAGATCTGGCGGCCGGCGGCCGAGAGCGGATCGTTGATGCCGGCCATGAAGCCCCGGCCGATGTTGCTTTCCCAGAAACGAACGGCCTCGTTGCGGATGCCCCATTCCCCGGAGCGCACCTTGACTATCAGGTTATCCACCGGAGAATCCGGGCCGGGGAACCGCCCGCCGCCGGCAAAGCCGGGAATCGTGCCGGTCGAAGTCGTGGAGGATTCCGCGGCGGCCTTTCTGGCTGCCTCGGCCTCTTCCCTGATGTTGGCCATCTTCCGCCTGTGGATTTCTTCAAGGAGTTCAAGAGCCTCTCGGTATTCCTGGACGATGGCCAGGTTGCCTGCCTCCTGGGCGTCCGCCAGCTTTGCCAGAAGTTCGTCCTTCTTAGCCTGATAGTCCCTCTCCTCGATGGCCTCCCGGTTGCCCTGCATCTCGTCCAACTCGTCGCGGAGACTGTCCACCGTGTCCTCTGCCTGCTTCTTCGCCTCCTTCAGGGATTCCGTGAGGCGGTCCACCTCGCTCCTCACCCCTTCCAGGTCCGAATCGTTCAGGAGGTCCATCTCCTTGACCAGGCTGTTCGCATGCTGGATCTGCCATTCGGTGGCCAGGTCCATCTTTTTCAGCTGCTCGGTCAGTTCGGCCACGGCCAGGCGCTGGGAGTAGTAACGGTACGTGAGCTGCTCCGCTTTCTCGGCGTGCTCGCCAAGAGCCCGGCCGATCTGGAACCAGTCCCGGCTCGCCTCGTCCGCCTTGCGCACGGCCGCCGCAACTTCTTCCAGCTTCGCCCGGAGCCCTTCCACGGTATCCAGGGCGGTTTGTTTGACGGAGACGCCGAAGGCCGCCGCCACCTTGGGGCCGAGAGAGACCACCTTGTTGGTTATGGCGTCCCACTGGGCGGCAAACCATTCTGCGAAGGAACGGAAGGATGCCTGTTCCCTTTGGGAGGTCGCCTCGGCCTCGGCGGCCTCCCTCTCGTACCTGCCGAGGATCTCGGCGTTTATCCGGTCGTCCAGCGCCCGTTTCGCCTCGGCATATTCCCGGTCGGCCTGGTACTTCGCGGCCAGGGCCTGTTTGTACTCAATCGTGTCGGGCGTCGTGGCGGCCAGTTCCCGACGTTTGAGTTCCGCCACCTGCGCCAGGTAATTCTTTTCCGCTTCAAGCCTTTCCAGTACGGCTTGCTGCGTTGTGATGAGCCCGTCCCTTTCACTGTCTTTCAGCCAGTCGAGGCGCTTGGCCAGCTCCATCTGATAGTCGAGCGAGGATTTTTCAAGGTCATCGCGCAGCGCCCGGGAAGCGGCCCGGGATAGGGCGGCCTCCTTGTCGACAAAGGCTGAATGTGCCTGTGCCATATCAGCCAGGGCCTTTTGGTACTCTTGCGAATCCTGCCCGTAGAGACCGGCTATATGCTCGAAACGCTGCTTTTTCGCATCGTATATCTGCCGCGCGTGCTCCGCTTCCATGGCGAGAATCTGCTTCTGCCCCTGCTGCTCGGCAAGAATCTGCCGGTTTATCTGTTCCTGGACGATGGCTTTGCGCTCTTCGTTTCCGTCACGGGCAACGGCCAGGGCCGATTCCAGTTTGTCCAGTTCGACCAGTTTCATATCGCCCTTGTGCTGCTCGGCAAGTTTCAGCAGGGCCTCGTTCCTGGTCTTTTCCAGGAGTGTGTAAGCATCCGACCCCTTGACGACTGTTTTCAGCTGATCGTCGTAGTACTGCTCGACGATCTTCCTCCGTTCCTGGTAGGCCTTTTCGTACTTCTCGGTGAGGAGGCGATCGGTATCCCCAATTGCCTTGGCATATCCCTCGGCGGACTTGGCCATATCCAGGTCAGTTTTTTTCGCCGACTCTATACGGCGTTTGTCGTTTTTCTCCTTTTCGTCGGCCAACTCTTTGTCGGTCTTTTTGGAGCTTTCGGCATGCGCGCCGTACTTCCTGTCTATCTCGTCAAATGTCTCCAGCGCCGCGGCTTCAATCTGGTCCAGTTTTTTTCGTGTCGCTTCCAGTCCGTCGATTGGCGCCCTGGCCAGGGCAATCATGGAGTCCACGGCCGCACCGATTACCGGCCCAATTTTGACCCAACCCGCCAACAACCAATTGACGCCTTCGGAAATAGGCTTCATCCCCTTCAGCAGGTCGGAAAACGCCGGCATCAGGGATTCGCCCACAGCGGCCTTTGTCTGGAGGAGCTCGTTGTTGAAGCGGTTGATGGCGGACCGGCCTTTTTGCGAGGCTTCCACGGCCGCGACACCGTAGGTGTCGTGCAGGGCGGCGGCCAGCTTGGGCAGGAAGTCGTCCGCGGTCACCTGCCCCTGCTCCAGCATCTTGTCCAGTTCGGCGGTGGTCACTCCCATTGCCCTGGCCGCGACCTGGAACGCGCCGGGAAGACGCTCGCCCAGTTGCTGCCGGAGTTCCTCGGTCGACACCTTTCCTTTGCTGATCATCTGCTGCACGGCATTCAGCGCCCCGCCCATCTCATCGGCGGACAGTCCCAGGGCTGTGGATGCCTCGGACAACGCGGAAAAGATACGGCGGGTCTCATCCCCCTCAAGGGCCGTTCCCTTGGCGGCAGCGGCCAGCTTGCCGTACTCGCCGGCTGCGGTGCCGATATCCAGGCCAAGGCGGTTGGCCTCCTCGCGGACGAACGCCATCTCCCGGGCCGCATTGGTTCCCGACACGGAGCGGAAGGATGTTTCGAGCTTCTGAACCTTCAGCGCGGCATCGATGCAGTCCTTTGCCAGCGCCCCGATCCCCACTGTGGCAAGCACCCCGGTCAGGGCTCCGGCTGCGTTCTTCATGGACAGGAGCCCGTCCGTGTTCTTCTTCAGCTCCGCATCAACGCGGATGCCGGTGCGCGCCAGCTTATCGAGTCCCTCATCGGCCGCCGTAAAGACGCGTGAGAAGGCATCCTTTGCCAGGATGACTATTTCGACCCTGTTACCCGACATCTACCCCATCCATTTCTCGAACCCCTTCGCATCCGCGTGATACCCCATGCGGAAGGCAACCGCCATGCGCTTCATGCCATCTTCATCGTGCCTGTAAAGGGCCTGCAAGGCTTCTACGAAGAAGCTGTATCCATATTCCCGGGCGCTTTGTCCATGGCCGCGCTCAATGAGGAGAAATAGAGCGTCGAGAAGATCCGCGCGGCTGAATTTTTCATGTCTTCGAGCACGCCTGTCAGCCCCAGGGCGCCCGCCACCCTGAAAAAAACCGCGTTCACCCGCTTGAACGCCTCCCAAACGGCCTCCAGTTCCGAGGGCGCCAGATCCTGAAGTTCTTCCGGCGGACAGTCCACCGCAAGGGGGATGACATCCTTTGCCCGCCGGATAACGTCGGAGACGGTCACCGCGCCGAGTTTCCCATCCTCCTCCTGGACAAGGGAGAGGATGTCCTTTACCTTCAATTCCGAGACGGTGATCTTCCTGCCGTCTATCTCGATTACTTCGTGCTTGCGCATTGGTTACGCCTCCAACAGCTCCCGGAAATACTTGCTTCCGCTGGTTCGGGTAAGGTCCGCCTGGGCCGAGCCCTCCAGGGTCATCTGCCCCAGCGAGTCGCTGATGAGCGCCAACTCTTTCAGCGGGTCGGAAGAAAACTTGAATATCTCGACCACCACGGCCTTGTTGTCTTCCGCCGTGTTCAGCCCCTCGAAGCGGAGACAGTAGTCCTTGGCCGCCTCGGTCATGGCCTCGACGGTCTCCTGCGCCGCGTAGGAGTAGCTGACCTCCAGGTCATCCTCGTCGGCGATGCTCGCCGACGCTCCCCGTGCGGTCTGCTCGGCGGCGGTGAGGATGTTGATGCTTCCGGCCTCGGGATTGACCGTGTAGTTCTTGTCCGCCTCGTAGGTTATCAGCCCGGTCGCAGCGTCTTTCACCACCACGCTGCTCACCTTGACGTGAGCCAGCGCCACGGTCTTGCCGAGATACGCCGTGACCGGTTCATCGACCGCGGAGCCGGCCGCCACGGTCGAGGCGGTACCCCTGAGGGCCTTGGCCAGGTTTTCCTTGTTCAACGACTCCAGGGTTGCGGATACGCCGACCTTGGTCTCGGTGGTCCGGCGCTTGTCAACGGCCCTCTGACCAGTGGTTGACTCCTTGTGTTCGTCAACGGACACGCTCATGGTGAGCTTCAGGTCGGGGACGTTCCCCACGTGGCTGTACCCCTTGGGCTTTCCGGTGGCGGCATCGCGCTCCGCGATGAGGAGCGCCCCCTGGCCGGAGTAGTATCTGGATTCGACGAGATTTTGCGCGGGCATGTGCTTTCTCCTTTGGAGGCTTGGGGCTGGGTGCTGGAAAGGATCATTGTAGTTCCCTAGTCCCGAATCCCCGGATTATGTGATTCCCAATTCCTGGAGCCGCTCTGTGATATCCCCTTCAGCCACCGGCGGCGCCGGCGTCGAGGTGGTGAACACGATGTCGTACTCCCAGATCCCCTGTTTCTCCTCCACGAACTCGTCGCCTGCGTACTCGAACCGCGAACAGCCCGGGATCTGCCAGCCGTGGATGATGACGCGGGCCGCCTCAAGGAAGAGAAGGGCGTCCCCCTCGAATCGGGCCACGGCCCGGACCGCGATACGGGGGCGGCGGGGATTGGGCGCCTCGCTTCCCGCATAGTGGACCAGGAGCGCGCCGCGCGGATGGCGCAGCCGGTAGTCGCCCGGCTTGTCCGGGAAAGGAGCGATTTCAAGCCCGGTTATATGCGCCTTCAAGCGGTCGGTAATGTGGTCTACGATCTCGTGTACGTACATCAGAACCTCTTCAGGCTGTCCCTGGTAAAGACCGGCTCCGGTGTGGCGAACCGCGGAAGATCCGCCGGGGCCTGGGCGGCGGTCTCCTCTTCCACGCCGATGGTGACCGTGCCCCTGGCGATGTTCTCAAGCACCCTGACCCCCGCGTTGTACCGGTCCGTGCGCACCTGGGGAGGTTCCACATCCCGCCGAGAGAACAGGTTATAGATACCGATGTCCACCGCCAGCTTGTTGATGATGGCGGGTACCGGCGCGAAAGGCACGTCGTACCTTTTGCGGCAGTACCCGTCTATCTCGCTTGCTGCGTCGGCTATGGCCTTGTCCACGTTTTCCATGGCCACAGACCCGGTCTGGTTGTCGTCGGTGAGTTGGATGACGACCGCCTCCGGGAGCTGCCTCTTGATATCGTCCAGGGTGCAGTAGGCCATGGCTTACGCCGTCACCGTGGCGTCGCAGATGCCGTCGACGTTGGGAATGGGGAACGGCTTGGATTCGGCCACCAGCTGGTATCCGCTGGGGTTCTCGGTCTTTATGGGCTTGACGAAGAAAGGGAGCGGCTGCAGATTGCCGTCCAGGTCGTCGATGGCGCAGTAGGGCATCTGGTGTCCGGCGTCCAGGGCGATCATCTTGACCTTGTTGGCGTCCACCACCGGCACCATGGCCTTGCTTTCCGGGTTGTAGTACAGCTCGTCCCTCGGCTTTACCAGGTAGCCGCCGACGTTGATGCCCTGATCGGAGATGGCCACGGTCAGTTGCGCCGTGGAAACGAATCCCTCGGCCAGGGCAAACAGCGCGTTGTATGCGGCCTCGCCCGCCCAGATCTCGACCCTGCCTCCGTACCCCTTTTCCTTCAGCTTCTTGTGCATGCCGCGCAGGCCCAGAAAAACGTCCTTCAGCTTTGCGTCGGCGGCGTCCCACTTCTTGGACGGGGTGAAGCTCTGGATGGTGCCGAAAGCGACCGTATAGGTCTCGAACCCTCCCCCTTCCAGCTGCACCGGCCAGGAGAGGGCGCCGGTGAGGGATACGGCGCACATGGCCTCGGTGGTGGCCCGAACCGTGCGCCGCAGGATATCGGTCTTTCCCTGAGCCCAGACGGACAGAGACGCCTGGTCTCCCTGGATGACCTTCAGGTTGTTGAGGTCAGCGCCGGTAATGCCGATGTCCGGATGGATCGGAAACGGTTCGTAGAACCCGGTGGTCCCGGTACCGCCGGCGATGGTGATTGACCGTCCGCCCCGGCGCGCCAGGGGCATGGCCTTCACCACGGCCCGCACCAGGTCGGCGCCGATGAGCGGCAGCGGCTGCTGGGGACGCACGGTGTAGATAGTGTCCATGACCGGAGCCTCAAGCACCGGCAGCTGTGTCAGATACTGGATGATGGCCTCGCGGGTAAACAGTCCGCGGATGTTGAACATGGTGTGCCTCCTGTAGGGGCGCAGCTTGCCGCGCCCTTGTGTAATGAATGGATTCATCGAAAGGGACAGGCCCTTTGACGATCCAGGGGGCCTGTCCCCGTGCCGGATTATTTCGGGAAAATACCCTTCTTCTGCAGCAGCATCAGCAGGGTCGCGGACGGCGCGGCCTTGGCGGTTGCCCCGACTTTCAGCACGGTGCCGTTTACCGTGCCGTGTGCCACGTAGAGGCCGGAGCCGCTCAACGTGGTGTCCGCCTCCTCGTCCAGGACCCCGTCCACGGCGGTGACGTAATCGGCGGTGATGTTCGTGCCGTTGCCGACATTGGCGTTGAAATCGAGGGAGAGCGCGCCGGTCTTGTAGTTAATGGCACCGGTACCGCCTGCGCTGCCTGTCAGACGCCCGCAGCCGTCGTCAGTGAACGTCTCCGTCCCGTCGGTGACCGTCAACGTGCCCGGCTCGACCGGATACGAAGCCAGCGTGTCGCTGTACACCTGCGTGGCGCCGTTGCCGGTGGCGATTACCTCGTCCGCCACCTCGGCCAGGGGTACGAGCTCCGCCGCCGCGTTTCGGGTCAGCACAAGCCCGGTCGGATACGTTCCGTCATTCGCTTTAATCTTGCCCGACAGGATGACCGGGTCGTGCCCGGGGATCTGCGCGCGTTCTTCATCTCGGGAAAAACTCCCGACCTGTCCGTTGATGGTCATAGGTCAAACTCCTTTCAGTCGTTTGAGGGGCTGGGGTCTGGGGGTTGGGGGCTGGTTTTAGCCTAGGCCCTAACCCCTGATCCCTAGTCCCCGCTTTATACGTGTTTCGCCAGATCCGCCGGGATCTTCCCCGTGTCCTCGCCGGTTTGACCCCGGCCGGGCGCCAGCTCTCCGAACTCGATGACCTTGGGCATGGCGTTGAACAGGTCCCTGAGGATGTCTGACGGGGCCTTGGTCTCTTTTTCCTCTCCCTCGCCGAACTCGATGGTGTCGCCGGTGACCACCCCGCAGGCAAAGTCCAGGGCCGCCACTACCTTGGCCTTGTTGGCCGGGAGCAGCTTCCCCTCCTTCACCAGCCCTTCGGCAAAGGCCACGTTGCCGTCGTGAACGCCGGCGTTCTCCTTCGTCTTCAACGCATCTTCCCTCTGAGTCAGTTCCGCCTCCTTGGCGGCAATCTGTTCGGGCGTCAAAGCCATGGTTCCCTCCTCCTTGTTCGATTCAGCGAACGCCGTTTCCGGCGTCGCTTCAGTCTGTATCTCAGGCCGCAGGGCCTCTTCGGTAATGCTCTCCAGGTCCCACTCGGGGAGGGCGGTCTCGGCCTTTTCCGCGCCGAACTCGCCGATCAGGAAGTTCTTGATGTTCCTGAGCACACGGGCGATGGTCCGATCGTTCCAGTCGCCGAGCTCGATGATCCCGGTTTCTTTCTCGGAGAAGCTTACGGTTCCCAACCCTTTGACCGCCGGCGGCATGGCTCCGAGAAAGCCCAGGTGTCGAGGGTAATAGACGCCGGGGACGGGATTGTTCGGACTGTCCGGCTCGTAGAGGGACAGGGACACCCGGTTGAACCTGCCCGCATTGACCGCCTCGGCGAATGCGGGATCGACCTGGTCGGCCATGCCCAGGAGGAACCCCTCGGAGAATTCGGCGGTCCCGATCCTGCCGTAGGCCGGGTCCTCATGCTTCGGGTGGCCTATGACGAACGGCGCCGCATATAGTTCGGGGTCATAGGCGGCAGCCGTGGCCTTCAGGTCCGCCTCGCTGAAATAGACCACCTTGCCGTTCATGGACGTGAATCTGCCCGGCTTCAGCATCTTGATTCTCTTGTTCATGCGGCCTCCTGTTTCCGGTCCACCATAGGGGTGCGAGAGGGAAAGTGATAGTAAAGGGCTTTATAAAATCAGTGAATCGAGGTGCGAGGAGCGAGGAACGGGGACCGAGGTTAAAGACAAAACCGAGGAAGCTAAATGCGGGTATTGGGTTGTCCTCGATCCTCGAGCCTTGGTTTTCGCTTTCCTCGTTCCCCGGTCCTCAATCCTCGTTCCTGCCTTCACCCAAAACCCCATTTAAACCCCGTTTAAATTTTTGCCTGCCGTGCCTTCCATCCCTGCAACCACCCC